GTATAAAGCTAATTTAAAACTATTACCACTTGAGTTAGTAAAATTATGCGTACCTGTAAGCAGCTCTACTTTAAAGCTGGTTGTTAATGTTGATGATATTGCCATATTAAATACCTTTTATTATTTTTGCTAAATCTTCGCTACCACCTTTTGATAACTCTTGTATCAAAGTAGCTTTATATGATTTTATAGCATTTTGAATATATATCAAACATACTTTATAAATTAAATCTCTGTAGGCCCTAGCTTGGGCTTTTATATGTTCTTCATTATCATCAGAAAAACCAACAATTTTATCTGTAAGCTGTTCTGCCCAAAACTCTGGAGGATGACCGCCAAATTTTGTTGTTGATACCTCAACCATGCCCAGTTCAGGCACACCATCTGGTGTAATTTTAATTACCATTTTTTTGGCTCCACAGGTTCATTCTTTTTAATATGACTATCATACCTGTCTATTAAAGTTGGTTTTTTTGGCAATTCAGGTTCTTGATATTTTATTGCTTCACTTTTTTTCATGCTTACTAAATTACCATTTTCGTCACTCATTACTAACAAAGGGTCTGCAAGCCTATGATAACCGTATAGTTTGTCTTCGGCAGGAACTGCGGCGTCGAGTAAAAAACTTGATTGTGCAACCTCTACTTTTATTCCTTCACTCATGCATTTGCTTAGCCAAAATTCTACACAAGCTCTTCCTGCCTCTGCAAAATATAAATTTCCTTTATAACCAAAATCAATGCCAAATAATTGAATATGCGCTACTTTGTTATATAAAGCAAATGCTACTGCGTATGCAACAGTGTTATTAAGATAGTGAGAACCCCATTCTGAAAGTATTGAGTCTATTGGATATTCAACAAGTCCAGGACATCTTTCATCTAATTCGCAAGTATATATTGGTCCAGGGTGTGTTTTTAAAATTTTTACCATGCTATCCGTTTGACCACCAGCGTCATCTGTATCTAAAAATCTGGATGCAGGGTCCATCATAAATACTCTGTCGTGATGTATTACATCAGCTACAGAGTTTATTGCCCATATTTCATCAAACTTTGCCCCGTGTGATTTAGCCATGCAGTAATCAAACCAACTTTTACCCATGCCTACGATAACTACATTTTTTCCCTCTAGCTCTGCTATGCGTTGCATATGTATCTCCTTTTTTTAAGTTAACTTACTTGCGAGCGGAGTGAGTCATATCGGTATTCATCTCTTCTACCTCTTGCCTCGGCTCGTTGTTTTATTCTTGTAATCTCTTGATTAAACCTAGTTTCATAATTAGTAAGCATATCTGGCTCACCTTTCATAAATGTATGGCCCTCTATCAAAGAACCGTACAACAATGCATCTCTTGCGTTATTCGATAGCCATGTGCCAGATGTATCAGTGACTAAACTTGTTGGTCTATAAAGATAATGCAGCTCTACTGTGTAATCGGCGTCTGGTACAGGCGCTATTGTAATTGTTGAACCTGAACTACTTGAAGTTGCAAAAGATTTATCAAAATCAGCGTAATACTTAGGCAAACCTCTGATTGTTGTATCACTTAAATCAGGGCTGTACTCTTGCATAAAGCTTGGATGTTTTTTTAACAAAAAATTATAATCGTTTGTGGTCGAATCAATTACTGCTAAAGAAAAACTTAAAATAAAATCATTAGGTGCTGTAAGAAATCTACTGCCTGTTGTTAATGTACCTTGCACATTTTTTCTAAAAACATCTTCTTGTACCAAATTAAAAATTCTTTCTTCTGCGTTTTTAACAAAATCTGGTATAGTCGCAACAAAAGTTGTTTCATCATTATTTAAATAGTTTTGTATCAAAGTTGTTAATTCAGAATAAGTCATACTGTGATTGTAACCCCTCCAAGCGATGATGTCATTTTAAATCCCTCAATAGAGTTTCCTAAAATTTTATCATTATTTGTGATGACATAACCAAAACCTACTTCTTTATCATTATTGGGTCTGGGTTCGTATAAAGCTTGTGCGTCAGCAACTGTTGGCGTTGGTTCTAATTGTGGATGTTTTGGTTCGTAGCATTCCGGACAAGTTTTTAATCCGTTCCATTCTTTTTTAAGTTCTAAAAGTTTGTACTCAAATCCACACCTATCACATATTGCTTTGGCAAATTTACCGGAAGCATACGCCATTATCTTGTATAGGGTCTGATTCTAAAAGAAGCCCTATCCTCATCTGTTGATGATGCTCTATCAAATTCTTCTTCATACATTTGTTTTAGTATTGGTGTTTTTTCAGGAGCTTTTTTAACAGAAAGATAATAAGCAAGTCCTGCTGCAAAACAAGGATAAAACCTAAAAGGCATATCCATTGTGTTGATTGCTGTATCAGCGTCATCCATTCTTACTATTTTGTTAAATACTAAAACATCGGTGGAGTTTTCTGGAGCTGGCCATATTTTTAAAACAGGCGTGTTTTGTTTGTCAAGAAAAAATTGCGATGGCCTGCCTGTAGTTGCTTTGACTGGTATATTTAAATATTCACTTCTACTAAGCCTACGCATTGATAATTCTGTTGTTGTAGTGCCATCTACTCTTCTTAAACTACAATCTAAAACATCAATAACGTTAGAATTTAAAGTATAAGAAGTTGTGTCAGCTGTTACAGTTTGCGTAGCTTCTTCAATAGTCCACTGGTTTAAACCTCTGTTTGCCCATTCTGCAAGCATTAAATTTATTGAACGTTTTGCAGTAACTAAATCATAACCAGTACGTAATTCAAGGCCACATCTTTCAAAAGCTTCTTCAACAAACTCAGTTACGTTAGGTTCGAAATTTGTACTGCTTGATGTTGCCATTATTCTTTCCTGTCATCTTGATTATACAGATTATCAAATGTTGTATAAGAATCCATATAACTATCATGTTTTTCTGCTGAATGAATATATTGACTAGGAGAAAAATCTGGTGGACCTTCACCGACACGCCATAAAGCTGGATTTGTTGCTCTTACTCTATTGTTTGGTAGAGCTACAAAATTACCAGTATATTCACCAGCGTCAGTTAAGTATAGCACATGACTTTGTTTATGTTGTGCAGAATCATCAGCTATGCTGTTTTCTGTATAGTCAACTGTGAACATATAAGTCCCTGTATAAAACTCACCACCTATTTTACAAATCCAAGGTGATGAGCTTACTCTATCCATTGTTACAACAGAGTGAGTGTGACTCAGACAGTCCCATGGTTGAGCTAAATGGTCTTCCATAGGTGTTGGCCAGTCAGGAAAAGTTATGTCTGCTACCAAAGCTTGTATCGGCATTCTCGCCCACATAGCGCCACCGTGTATATTTTCATCTGGATAATCTTCTAAATCTGTTTCGCAACCAGTAAATACAACTTGAAAAGATAAAGAACGGTCAGGTATTGTATTTACCGCAATAGCTAAAGCATGCAAATATTCGCCATGATATTTTTGATGATTAGCAGTAAATTCTTTTCTTACCCAGCATTTAAACTGAGGTATGTTTGATATTAAATAAGACATAATTATTCCTCCCAATTATGTAATCTAATTTTATCTTTTTGCGGGGCCGCCTCTTGACATATATTTTCCGCCTTTAGACATGTATTTAGTTTTTTTGGCAGGGCCTCCATTAGACATATATTTTCCACCTTTGGCCATATACTTAGTTTTTTTAGCCGGGCCACCATTAGACATGTATTTGCCACCTTTTGCCATGTATTTAGTTTTTTTGGCTTCATCACCTTTTTTCATGCCTACTGGACCGCCTGCATAATACTTAGTTCTTTTAAACATATAATTCTCCTAACTGATTGTAGTTACTTTTCTTCGGTCTTGCATAACTTTACCACAACCTTTAGCTATAAAACCACCATTTCTGAGTTTTATCCTATTTTGTTGTTCTATTGCGCCACCTAAAGATTTTTTTTGCCAACTAACTCTTTTTGAGCTTGTTTTCTTTTTTATAGCTGCTGCAGCACCTTTTTTCTTACATTGAGCCATCGTTGGTCTACAAGCAGGGTAACCTCTTTTTTCGCCTTTTTTTCTTCCGCACGGTTTGCCTGTTTTACAGTCTACCCAACCTTTACCTTTGTTGCGTGAAAACCATTTTCTTAAACCTTCTTTAGCCATTATCTTCTTCTGTTTGCCATTACAGCGCCTTGCCCTCTTATATTTTTACAAACCACACCGCCTGTGGATTTTTTTACTCTTTTCTTTCCTTTACCGTAATTTGCAGCGCCTACTTTTCTGCATTGTACCAATCTGCCAGATGCATATGCACTCGGCCAAACTTTCGCAGTACGTTTTACTTTGTGATAACAAGCATCTTTTTTTGTTTTACTTTTCGCCATAATCTAACTCGTCTATATGGTAGTTAAGAGTTAACTCTTCACTTTGTTTTATTTTTTTCGTTGTAACAACATTATAAACTTTATAGTCATCCCAATCTAATTCTAAAACTAACTCGCAATTTGAATCAACATTATGATTTAAAAAACCTCCGATAGAAGTTCTAACAAAACCAACAATAATAGGTATTTTTATGTGTGAAACTCCTAAATCAAACCCCTCTTCTATATCTTCTAAAGCAAATAAACCCAAACCTTCTATTGTGCTTTTTTTAACAGTTATACAATCAGGCAAAGGCTTGTAATAAAATTTGTTATAAACAGGGTACATTACTTGATTCTACCATGTTTTCTGCGTATCGCATCTTTACCTCTTCTAAATATTTCTGCCTGCTTTGGCTTACCACCATATTTAGACCTTTGTTCGCCTACAGTTAGTATTTGTATTAGTCTAGCAAAAGGTTTCTTAGTTTTTTTCACTTTTTTTACTGTATCTCTTGCATCCTGTACGGTTGCATATTTTATTGAAACAGTATCTTTTGGGTTTTCATCCGTGTAGAGTCTTCTACCACTACCTTTTGGTTTTTTTCCTGTTCCTTTTTTTGGGTCTTTTTTTCTGGGCATTTGTTACTAATTTTTTTAATACGTTTGATTGTCTTTTGTGTAATTTAGATGCTTTATTAAGCTGTTTTGATACTTTTTTAATTTTTTTTAACATTTCCACCTTCTTCTTGCTTGCCTAATTCTAGAGTTAGGATTGTTTCTAGTTTTTGCTGAACTTTTTTTGAGTTGTCCTAAAGACCTTGCACAAAAAGATTTTCTTCTTTTTGCAGCTTTGCTACCTTTTTTTACTTTACCTGTTACGGCTCCTTTTAATTTACTACCAGGATTAGCTTTTCTATAAGCCCTGATGCCTTTGCGAGTCATACCCGCCCCACTTTTAGTAGGGCGGTAATTACCGCCTTTACCAGTTGTCCTGCGTATAGACTTAGACTTTTTTTTAGTTTTTCTCGCTGCCATTCATTAATAATTCTTATTCAAAATTAAAATTATTGAATAAGCGTCACCGCTAGAATGACCTACGGTTGTAAAGTCAATATCTCCGGTTTTTCCTGAACCTGCATTATTTGGAATACCGCTGAATCTGTCGTCATAGTATTCATCACCGGTGCTATCAGCTGGTAATGGTATAGCTAAAACATTAGTAGAAGCATCAAACTCTATATCTACACCCATGCCTCTTGTTGCCCAATATATACGAGCAATAGAAACACTGGTGCAAGCTTGACCTACACTATTTGTGCTAAGAGCAGAAACATCTACTTTTTTTACAGATGATTCACCAGTACCATCAGATTCATTAGTAAACTTTAATATTGCTATTCTTTCACCGTCCTGAATGGTTTGCGAAGTTACTGTATCAGCCATGTTTTACTCCCTTATGCGTCAGCAAATGGTGTAACTATTGTTCCAGAAGCTAATACTATACCCTCTACAGCATATTTAGCTGAGCCGATAGCAGTTACTTTCACTATAGAACCAGCTATACCACCTTTAGTTGAGCCGTTAAAAGTAATAACATCATTACTCGCACCTGAAATAAAAACTTTACCTGATGCGTTGTCTTTACCTAAATATAAACCACCAACAAACTTATCAGTTCCGTCAGTTTTTATATCCATATCTGTAGCTGCTGTTTCAACAACAAAGAAAAAAGAAGCGCCTAAATTATTTAATTGATTTGGGTCTTCATTACTACCAGGTGTAGTAGCTACAATGCTTGGTAAAGTAAATTTACCGTCTGCGTCATTACAAGTAAGAATTTTACCTGCGTGAGCAGCAACTGTTAGTGTAGTGTCAGCTGTTAAGCTAACAACGTTTGCATTACCTGCCGAAATAAATCCTGCTAAAGATTGTATTGGGCCTGAAAAAGTGCTTTTTGCCATAATTTTTCTCCCGAAAAATAAGTTCTACTGTCTTGGCTTGTCTGCTAGGTCAGTCTGTAGAACAAGTTAATAATATCCTAGTTATTTGATTGTATATTAGTTTTATGCAAAAAAAAAGGGAGCCGAAACTCCCTTTAAACAATCTATTAAGATTATGCTCCTTGTGATGCGAACACCGCTCTCCAGTTGGAGAATCCAAAAGAGTATCTTTCTCTGGCTTTATATCTCATATTGCCAGTATCAAAATCACCTTCTAATGATGTTTGCATAGGACTTCTTTCAAAATGTTTGAATCCATCAGGACAATCTGTCTTAAGGAACCAAGCATCAGAGTCTGTAAGATAGTTGTTAACAACATATCCTTCAGGAATCATACCCATATTTCTGATTGCATTGATGTCGTTGTCAGATGTTCCTACTCTTCCTGGAGTTTGTAGAAGTCTGTCAGCGACAAATTGCAGTTCATTAGGCACGATAAGTTTTCTACCTTGAAGAGCTATGTTTAAATTTCTATCATCAACAAAGTTTGAGATAGCAATTAAAGCATCTTCAAGTGAAGTCTCGTTCAAGTCAGCATGAGTGGTTGCTCTGTTTGCAGTAGTTCCACCTCCACCTAGAGGGTGTGAACTAGAAACAAGAGGTTGTCCATCTCCGCCAGTATGGTCTGTACTAAAAGCATTATTAAGAACAGCAGCTGCCTTAATTTGCTTAGTATTCGCCATAGACCTAGCTAAAGCTTTTGTGTATCTTGAACCTAATCTATCATATAAATTATCTTCAACTGCTTCTTCAGTAAGAGAGAAAGCCAAAGCAACTGTTTCGTGTGAGTAACGTGAAGTAAAACCTTCAGTAGCGTTGTCATATTCGACAGCGGCACCTTCGCCTTTTACTGATGCGTTACCAAAACCAACAATCATTACTTCTTCTTCAAAAGCTCTGTCTGATGTTTCAGTATCAAATATTTCAGTATGCTGATTGTCATATGTAGCATACTCCATACCGAACAAGGCGTTTAAGCCTGGCTCTAATTCTTTCGCTAATTGCGCTCTATTTATTGCCATGATTATACCCCTGCAGCTGTTCTGTTAAAATGCTCGGCAATTCTGACGATAAAATTAACATTTGTTGATAAAGTTCCTGTACCAAGAGCATTGTTTGATGGGTCATTTGAAATCCCCATAATTCTAAGCTGAGCAGTCCCAGTTGCTGTTGTGCCACTTGCTTTTACGCCTGATACCCCTGATTGTGTAGAGCCAGTTGCATAGACAATATCGCAGTTGTTACCAACTACAGTTTGTACTACAGAACCTGTTGCTGCAGACTGAACCTCAAATAACATATCTGGGTCATCTACAATCATAGCTTTACAATCACTTGTTACTGTTCCACCAGTCCAAACTGGAGAGAATATTTTTTCTCCGCTTGAATTAGTAAAAGAGCAACCCTGAAAAACACCTAGCAATAAATCGCCAGCAGCAGCAACGGCTATGCCGCCTGTGTTGACCATTTTAACTGGGTCTCCAGTAAAAATACTTCCGGTTGTGCCTGAAAGAATTTCGTACTCAGTATTACCTGTAGAGTTATAAGCCGAGCCTATTTTTCCAATAGGTTTTAAACCAAAAGGTGCATTAATATTAGCCATAATATTTACCTATATTAAAATTAGTTTAAGAAGAAAAAGCTAATCTCTTTTTCCTCCACCAAAAGTTACGCTTGTGGTTCTCTGAGGTTTTAACATCGGAGAACTTGGGTCAGATTCTTTCATCAAATTATTGTCAACTGCTTCTTGTTGCATTTGCGCACGATTTGAATAATAGGCGTTTCTTTCTTCACGTGTTTCATTTGGAATCTTCGCCAAAAGCAAACCACCCACGGCCACTACTCCAGCGTGCTTTCCATCGTCCATGGTAGGAAGTTCGAAATC